TCTGTTTGATCGTTCGTGGTCAAACTATGCCAAGACATTGGGTCGTATGCCATTATGTGACTTAGTGAAGATAGATGGTACAGTCATTAGACAAGATCCTAACGACATTATACCAGATGATGTAAAGCTATTGGTTAACAATACAATCAGTCAGCACAGACACATTAAGTGTATTCAGCCACTTTTAGATATTGCTCCCAGCTTGGATGCTTTATCTTATGCATGATGTTAACATTTTGATTGGCTAGTTGATAGTAATCAGGCTTGATGGGAGTCCGCAGTGGCTTCCTAATTTTATCAGCCTTGGCAGCATTACACGCCTTACAACAGCAAACACAATTTTCCCAGTTTGTCTTTCCACCCTTGCTCAATGGCATTACGTGATCAAGTGTTAGGTCATGACGATCAAAATGTTCACTACAATACTGACACTGAAACATATCACGAATGTATACATTAGCTCGTGAGAACCTGATGTTCTTCTTGAACTTGAAGTATTCTTTAGTTACTACCACTGCGGGTACGTTCATTGAGATGCTGGGACTATGCACGATCCAATCTTCATATTCCTCAATAATATCTAATTTACCAAGAAAGCTGAGACGGATTGCATTCCTCCATGAGATCGCACTAAGTGGAAGTAGAGTTATGGGACTATAATCCCTATTGAGTACAAGCGTGTCTGGCATTTGATTCAATCCACTGGTTAAACTTGCTAAATATTTACATGAATGAAGGTCAGTGGCATTTGACTACAGTCCAGATTTACTATTGGTTGCCAGATTACAAGAACATTATTCAAGAGTTCACCTGGCAAACAGTAGACCATATTCCAAAGTTTCCTAGAATACATAAATTTCTTAACTATTGGCATGATAACATAGATGCGATAATAGAGCAAATCTATCTTAGTCACTTCGATGCTTTTGGTAAACAATATATAGTAAGTGGGTTCCAGTTCAAAAATTAAAGGTTTATAATGGCAAAGAGTTTAGATGGGGTACTGATTAAACGGGCCCATAGGAAAGAGAATTTTACTATTGAGCAAATACAAGAATTTGCCCTGTGTGCTCATTCCCAAACCGGTGTATACTTCTTCTTAAATAATTTCTTCTACATCCAACATCCCACAAAGGGTAAGATCAAATACAAACCTTTCGAGTACCAAAGGAGACTAATTGATACCTATCATAACAATCGTTTCAGCATTGCTCTCATGCCAAGACAAACTGGTAAGAGTACTACAGCAGCAGGTTACCTGCTTTGGTACGCCATGTTTGTTCCAGATAGTACTATTCTTATTGCAGCCAACAAATACTCCAGTGCTCAGGAAATTATGCAGCGTATTCGTTATGCCTACGAACTATGTCCAGATCATATCAGATGTGGTGTTGTATCCTATAACAAAGGATCTATAGAGTTTGATAATGGCAGTAGAATAGTAGCACAGGCAACAACTGAAAATACAGGACGTGGTATGTCTGTGTCGTTCCTATACTCAGACGAGTTTGCTTTCGTTCGACCAACCATTGCTAGAGAATTCTGGACTTCGATCTCTCCTACACTGGCAACTGGTGGTAAAGCTATTATTACATCAACACCAAACAACGACGAAGACCAGTTTGCACTAATTTGGAAGCAAGCTAACAAGTGCGAAGATGAGTATGGTAATACAACTAAGTTGGGCATTAACGGATTCAAGTCGTTTAGGTCATACTGGCATGAGCATCCAGACAGAGACGAAAAATGGAAGAACGACGAACTAGGCCGCATCGGTGAAGAACGTTTTAGACGTGAGTTCGAATGCGAATTCGTTATACAAGATGATACACTGATTAATCCCATCAAGCTCATGGACTTGCAAGGCATCGAACCTATTGAGAAGCAGGGACAAGTACGCTGGTACAAGAAGCCCAAGAAAGATGCAACCTACTTAATAGCACTGGATCCCAGTCTAGGAACAGGTGATGATTATGCTGCTATACAAGTATTTGAAGTACCAAGTATGGTTCAAGTAGCAGAGTGGAAGCACAATAGAACCATCATACAACGACAGATTATAATTCTCAAGGGTATTGCTGACTATTTGGAAGAGGTAACTCAGAGACAGAACAAGATTTATTATACAGTTGAGAACAATACCTTAGGTGAAGCAGCACTAGTCAGTATTAGTGAATTAGGTGAGCAGAATATTCCAGGTACGTTTATGAGCGAATCTAGAAAAATGGGTTACGGTAAACGATATCGTAAAGGTTTCAATACCACAAGCAAGTCTAAGATATCTGCATGTAGTAAGTTAAAGAGTATGATTGAAAGCGACAAGCTGAAGATTAACAGTAAGAACCTAGTATCCGAACTCAAAACGTATGTGTCACATGGTGTTAGTTTTGCAGCCAAGCAAGGCGAACATGATGACTTGGTTAGTGCTACATTATTGATTATACGAATGATGCAGGTTATCAGTAGTTATGATGCTGACATTGATAATAGTTTTAAGGATAGTTTTGACAATTATACGATGCCCCTGCCATTCGTAGTGATATAAAATTAACTCAGAAGAATAAATACCATTAGAATGAATATAGAAACCACTGCACAAGATCTTTTTGATAAGATTCGTAACGAAATCCAAAACATATCATTGGGTGACGAAGAAGGTAAAGCCTTAAGTCCTGACAAGGTTGATCAGGCTCGTATATTTAATTTTGAATATATGAACAAAGACTCCAACGAGCCATATGGTGCTGTACTAATCAGTATAATTGACCCCAGAAGTTTGGGAATTTATTATGGGTTAGATATGGCAAAGAGTATGAGCCAAGAGGACCAAAAAGATTGGACTAATTGGCTCAAGGATATGCGTAGATTTGCTAAGAAACACCTTATGAATTTTGATGTTAGAGACATTACAAGATCAAACTTCACGAAAAGAGACTTAGAATATTTGAAAAGCAAAAAGCCTAAAGAATCAACTGTTGAAAGCGTAACCGAAAGCATGTTGTCTCCCATGAACACCAGAAGAATGCACAGTGAGCAACGTATTGGTGAATGCTCATTAATCATTAAGCACTCATTTCCATTAGACGATATGAGCAAGCTTACTAGAGGTGCTATTGATAAGATTTATATACAAAACCCAAGTGGGGAACGATTTCTATCACCAACTAAGAGTCTGCTTGCGAGCAGACTCTTAGCGTTACACACTAATCAAGGTGGTAACATTTATGACCCACAGGGCCAAGGTATTATTGGTGTTGTGGATGAAGCAAATAAGTTAGCTAAGTTCTGTCGTATGACCAATAGTTCTAAGTACGAAGGATTAACCGAAGAAGCCGAAGAGATGAGAGAATGTGCAGGCATGCGTCTTGAATCACTTCGTAGAGTACTAAGAGGCGCATTAAGTGAAAGAGGATATGGACGACTAATGGAGTTCATGTCGGAAGATAAACTTGCCGAACCAGATGATGAAGAAGATGACATTAAAGGACATTTCACTAGAAATGTATATGATGAGAGTCTAGACGAAACATTACCTTTTGTTAAAAAAGCACGCAAAAAAGTTAGGGAACAAATGATGAGTGAGTCTGCTGCGGTTGTTCGGTTTATTAACGACCCCGAAACTATGTTGGTGCTTAGACAAGACCCAGCAAGCGATGAGTTAGTGAAGAGAACAAAGGGCGACCCAGTTGCTCTAGTAACCAGAATCCTAAGCGATATTGCTAGTAGATCACTTGGTGATGACATGGATGTGATTGCAAACTTTGCTAGCGAAATGGCAGAGAAGCTACCAACAGAAGGACAAAGCTTTGGTCAACGTCCAGATGCAGAGTTCAATAGGGATAAAGCTTTAGCAATTAAACTTGCAAAGAAGTACATTGACGACCTAGCACGTATGAAGAACGACCCAGAGTATGCTTCTCTAGTACGTGTTGATCCAAGTGAGTTTAAGCAAAGACAAAAGCGTTCTGGTCCAAGAAAGTCAGGCACAAAAGAAAGCATGGCATTTGAAAATTGGGTAATGAACGAAACAGATAAACCTAATCTCAGAGAACTTCATGATGAAGAAGACATGGATGAAGAGACAGATTTTACTGACGATGCAACTGACGATGCTGAGGAAAACTTCAGCAAGAAAGTCAGCAAGCAAGGTGTTCCAGAAGGTTACATGTCGGAGGGACCCCGTTCTTTTTTAGCAGATCCCGATAAGGTTGAAGAACTTAATGACATGCTAAAATCTCAGTTCAAGATTGGAATTGAGGGTATAGATGCCATTGAAGCCTTATCGGATATTCTCCCAGATGAGAGTTTAGTAGATGAGATTAAGAATGCATATGCCAAGGGCGGCCCAGATCTTAGCATTGGCCCAGTGCTGTATAATTGGGCTATAGATAACCAATCTGATATCAAAGACAAGTTGGACTTCAGTGATATTGATAAGACGCAAAATCCATACGAACCATTAACATCACAGGATCAGCCAGAGGAAGAACCTACTCCAGAGCCAGAAGTTCCTGCAACACCTCCTGCTGCTCCAGAAGTGCCAGCAGCACCAGAAGTGCCAGCAGCACCAGAAGTGCCAGCAGAGGTGCCACCAGCAGTACCCGGTGAGGCTCCATCAGTTCCACCAGAGACACCACCAGGTGAAGAGGAACTACCTGGTCCTCCTGTTGCTGAAGATGAACTCAAGAGAATTAGAAAGCTCAGTGGCCTCTAAAAAACCTTAATTTTTATATTGCGGTATAAATAACTTGCGTGTATAGTAACACTATATGCGCCTGTGAATAATTTACGGCACATTTTAAGGCATTGAAAGGCAACAAGATAATGGCTACACTAGCAGAGATTCGCGCAAAACTACAAGCGCAAGATAACCGCACAAATACTTCTTCAGGGGACAATGTAATTTATCCTCACTGGAATATCCCAGAAGGTGCAGAAGTAGTGCTACGTTTCCTCCCAGACGGCAATACAAAGAACGATTACTTTTGGCAAGAACGAGCAATGATTCGTCTACCCTTTAAGGGAATTAAAGGTCAGATGGACAGCAAGCCTGTTATGGTACAGGTTCCTTGCGTAGAGATGTGGGGCGACACCTGCCCAGTTCTCTCAGAAGTTCGTACTTGGTTCAAGGACAAGTCACTGGAGGAAATGGGTCGCAAGTATTGGAAGAAGCGTAGTTACGTTTTCCAAGGCTTTGTTCGAGAGAACCCAATGACAGAAGATTCCACTCCAGAGAATCCAATCCGTCGATTCATTATTAGCCCACAACTGTTTACACTGGTTAAGTCCGCACTTCTCGATCCAGAGATTGAAGAACTGCCAACTGACTCCAAGCGTGGTCTAGACTTCCGTATTGTAAAAGGTACAAAAGGTGGTTATGCAGATTACGGTACCAGCAAATGGGCACGTAAGGAAAGCGCACTGAGTGCTAACGAACTAGCTGCCATTGATCAACATGGTCTGTTTAACCTAAACGACTTCCTTCCAAAGAAGCCGAGCGATACTGAACTTGCTGTTATTAAGAGCATGTTTGAGGATAGTGTTGATGGTCAGGCATATGACTCTGACAAGTACTCAGCATACTTCCGCCCAGCTGGCGTTACCGCAGGTGCTGCTCCATCAGCCCCAGCAGCTAAAGCAACAGAAGCAAAGTCTGCCCCAACACCCAGCTTTGATGAGGATGACGAGCCAGTCGCAGTAAATGTGGTTGCTCCCTCTAAGCCAGCAGGTGAAAGCAAGAAGGCTGAAGACATTCTTGCTATGATTCGCAATCGTCAAAAGAGCTAATCATTTAGGATATAACTTGTAGCGTATAGCAATATACGCTACAATATTCTTGTATAGGGGAAGTATATGGTAAAACCGTTTGATGTTACGAAATTTCGTAAATCCATTACAAAAAGTATTGATGGTCTAGGTGTAGGATTTAACGATCCAGACACTTGGATCAGCACAGGTAACTTTGCTCTAAACTATCTTATCAGCGGAGACTTTAACAAAGGTGTTCCACTTGGTAAGGTGAATGTTTTTGCAGGTGAATCTGGTGCAGGTAAATCATACATCTGTTCTGGTAATATTATTAAAAATGCACAGGCTCAGGACATCTTTGTTATCCTAATTGATAGCGAGAACGCTCTTGATGAGTCTTGGCTTAAAGCTCTGGGTGTTGACACCAGTGAGCAGAAGCTACTAAAGCTAAACATGGCAATGATTGACGATGTTGGCAAGACTATCTCTGTGTTTATGAAAGACTACAAAGAACTGGATGAGAAAGATCGTCCAAAGGTACTGTTCGTAATCGACTCACTAGGCATGTTGATGACTCCAACTGAAGTTAATCAGTTTGAAGCAGGTGACATGAAGGGCGATATGGGACGCAAAGCAAAGGCATTGAAAGCTCTTGTTACAAATTGTGTTAATATGTTTGGTAGTTACAATGTTGGGTTGGTTGCCACTAATCACACATATGCTAGCCAGGATCCTTATAACCCTGATCCAAATATCAGTGGTGGCAGTGGCTTTGTTTACGCTTCTAGTATTGTGGTTGCAATGAAGAAGCTGAAGCTAAAGGAAGATGAGGACGGTAATAAGGTATCTGAAGTTCGAGGCATCCGTGCAGGCTGCAAGATCATGAAGACTCGTTATGCTAAACCCTTTGAGGATATCGAAGTTCGTATTCCATATGAACAAGGTATGAATCCCTACAGTGGAATGTTTGACTTGCTGGAAAAGAAGAAGCTAATTACTAAGGAAGGCAATCGTTATACCTACATTGACTTAGATGGTGTAGTACATAAATATTTCCGGAAAGAGTGGATGGCTAATGAAAAAGGCATTATGGATCAAGTAATGCTGGAGTTCGGTAAAAAGGTCAAGACCACTGAGGTAGAACTCATTGTCGATGAAGAAGAACCCTTCATTGAAGAATAACTGAAAAGGATTATAAAATGGCGAAAGATGATAGACTCATTTCCCAGACTTGGGAGATTCTTTGTGAGTATATCCCAATCAAAGAACGTTCAGTAGCGGCTGACCATTTAGTTGGCTACTTGGTTGATGCTGGTGTTGCTGAGTCAACACTGAGGGCTCTTAGCGCCACAGATCAATACATGGAAAGTGCTGTTGAAGAATACCTAGAAGACGACATTGTCGATATCGACGATGAAGAAGTATGGGATCACGAAGATGAGGACTAAGTGTGGTACAATAAAGTAACACAGGACATGTCTAATATTCCAGACTTCATTGATTACTTTGAACTGGAATTAGAACAAGCCAAACGTGAAGTTAAAATCCACGGTAACGTGGAGAAGAACATTGCTCAACTTCCTGGTACGGTTGAACAACGATTTTGTCAGCTACAGGAAGTTGAGGCAGTACTTAATTGGCTTAATATCCAATTACGTAAACTTAGGCGTAAACATTTCCAAAAGTATTTGGAAAATTACAATAGGGCTCTTACCAGCAGAGATGCTGAGAAGTATGTGGATGGCGAGGAAGAAGTCGTCGACTTTGAAACTATCATTAACGATGT